GGCTGATAGTACATCAGTTAAAGTTATGCTCGCGTCAATGCGCGTAGAACTCGATTTAACAGCCTCAAAGACCGTAGCAATGGGTAAGCCCATCATACTACCGTTTAAAGCGTCAGAGGACATTCTAGGCGATTCTAGCGGTATGCCATCGCTAACAATCAAATATAACTGGTATTTGCAGCGTGAAGGGCAAGCTAAACCGACTCTGATCGGTGGAGAAACAGGAGAGGCACTAGAAGGATTTTCTATTATGCCAGATGGTCATCTTTATAAAGAACGGGCAACCGTAGATGATCATGCATCTTTCTGGTGTATCGCCAAACTATTCCAGAACATCAGCGGAACTACCGTAGAAGTTGCAGCAAAAACAAGCACCAAATGCGCAATGAACGTAGTTGATTCTTTACACAAAATGTGGCGTTATGTTCATCCGATCCCGTGGCGACGTACATCCTTCATTTATATTGGATGGTGGATTTATGACGAAATTGTTAAATTTAATGAAGCGGGGTTAGAATGGCGTGAACGTGATGTATATTCTCGCAGCAAGTATGCTCGCGATCTAGAGACTATCGCGGCAGCGGAAGAAGAATATAGTAATTGCACATGTATGGAATCTCGTAACGGATTCATGTACAATTCTAAAGACTTCCACAAACTTGATCGCAAGATCCTAGAGAAGATGATACGCATTCGTGAAACGCCTCCTGCGTAATGATTATCTCAAGCCATCCAATCGGGTGGCTTTTTTGTTTTAAGTGCTTGACAGCGTGATTTAGGGGCTTATAATGGGCTTCACTAACCGAGTGAGGAAAATATCATGAATATGAGGTTGAAAGTGGCACTGATAACTGTTATTGTTCTTTTCGTGGTTGTGTTTATGAATGTATGAGGTGAATTATGAATGAAATCTACAGACTGATATTTGAAACACCGACTTCCCTGTATTTTCTGGCAGTGGTTGTAATGATGGTTTACCAGATGGTAGCATGTAACTTGTGGAAGTCAAACAATACGTTTATCCAGCTTATCGGTACAATGATGATCCAGTTTCCGGTATTGTTCACTATCCTGTTAATCATCGACGGGGCGAAGTAATGGACAAGCAAAAAGCATTGATGGTTTACATGCTCCGCGAAGACAAAGGAATGAACTTTGTTGATATCGCCAGAACGTTAGGCGGTATCAGCGGACAAGAAGCCGCGAAAGCATGGCTAATGGTTAAAGACGCTCGCGAGGCTTACGCCAACCGTGAAAAGGTAGTTTATCGCAAACGTCACATTAACAAGAATCGAAAGAAAATTAAGCCAGCGACGATAAAAAGAGTTGACACACCGAAAAACACTGTTATAATGGACGCATTCAATAAGGCAATGTCCTGATTTGAAATTAACAATATGCATACTTAATCAATAGAGGTGAATAATTATGAAATTCCGTAAAAACCATGTAGCAATGAAAAAAGCAATGTTCGCAGCATTCAAAGCAGTTGATCAGGGCGGTGCAACTCTCGCTGAACAAATTAACGTCGATGTATGGCAGTCTCCGGCAATCACTTGCTCCCGTCTGGCAACGGCTGGTCTGTTAGAAGTTCATAGCTCTACTGCCTACGATGAAGCACTCCAGATCATCAAGGCTTTCGCTGGTGATGTTACTAGCAAGTGGGTATATGAGAACAAAGGTCAGATTGCAGTAGCACATGTAGGCGGGAATCTCCAGATGGAGATCAAAATCAAAGAAGGGTCTAAACGCAATCAAATGCTGGTACGCTTCCAGCCGTACTTAACTAACGTAGTGCCGGATGATCTGATCATCTCAAAAAGCAATGTAACGGTCCGTCGTAACCAGATTATCATCAACAAGTAATGACTATTAAGCCATCCTTCGGGGTGGCTTTTTTGTTTCTGGATTGTTATCAATTTACTGGTTATTAATTATACTGGTGTTCAAATATTAAGCAAAAGAGAGAGGTATATTGACATGGAACATACACGTTCGTGTAATAATTAACCACCACATAAAATGTATAATAAATGTTAAAATCCGAAGGATTTTTCGCGAAGCGATATCGATCACTTTCTAGTATTAATTTACTGGTTATTAATTATACTAGTGTTTAAATATTAATCAAAAACGTCAAGTATATTGACATGAAACATACACGTTCGTGTAATAATTAACCACTACCTTCTAGAAGCACTTTAATAGCTCGCTTTGCTCGCATCGGCGTAGCCGACACTTGTTTTTGATATTATCATCTAGTATGATCTAGTTATCTAATACCACATTTACTAGAATGCTTCTAAAATCAATTCTAACGAGGTTTTAGTGTTACCTAGTACATTCGGATAGGTGATACCCTAAAATCGCTTCTGAGAGCGTTACAGAGAGTTTTAGAGGGTATTGTGATAATGATTACCAACTTACTTTAAGGAACATCATGTCAGATTACATTAGTCAGCTTGACCAGTTACAAGATCTTGTTGGAGTACGACCAATTCGTACATGTGCTCTAATTGGCTCTAGAAAGGCTCCTAGCGAGATTTTAGTGTTAGCTAGTACCATCGGTAGGGTCTTGTCAGAAAATCGCGTTATAGCGCATTCTGGAGGGGCTTACGGCATGGATAATGCTTTCATGAAGTATTACTCACCTGATTACAGAAAAATTTTCATTCCAAACTGGAAGTTTTACGATCATCGTCATAATGGTCATGATATTATTGCTTGGCAGACTCTAGAACAAAAGAATCTTGCTATGGATGAGTTAGAACATGTCTATAGTGATCCACGTTCGATTCCTCTGTATATGCAAAATCTGTTTTCGAGAAATGTTGCTCAAGTCTTAGGAGAGACACTTGACCAGCCAGTAGATTGTGTGATATATTGGGCGCAAGAAGTTAATGGGGTTGTTTCAGGAGGGACACGGATCGCTGTCTACATTGCTCGTAGACATGGAATACCATGTTTTAACTTGTATCATCAGGAAAATAGATCCGCCATCGAAAATATCTTAGGCGGATCTGGACTAGGAATGTTTGGTATTTAGTTAGGCGTTGTCAATTTCAAGCGGTGGCAGTTCGATACCCAGAATATAAGACATTTCTGAACGACCTGCCAGCTTACCCCATTCATCACCTTTGATTGGATGGCTCATATTTTGGCCTTGTTTAGTGGTGTACGGGTTAACTGAAAGTGCATATCTATTCATGATTGCTACTTTGTGGTTAAAGCTATTTGGATCAATTACACTCTTATATGCGCCAGCGCCATCGGCTTCGGTGTACGGAGAATAGAAAAGAGATCCGATAGATTCCATGTCACCGATCATATGCTTACAACCAACGAGCATATAATCAAATGGCGTGACAGTATCCGCATAAACTTCTAGACCACAACGAAGACGACCTTCACTTAGTGCATTTTCGGATTCTTCCATCCAACCAGTAGACTGGAGAAGACCAACCACGCGGGAAGATGCCAATACATAAGTTCCGCTAAAGGATGATGTGCGTAACATCTGGTTACTCATTTCACATGCATATCGGTAGAGTTCACGCGCTTGTTTCGGTGCATCCTGTACACCCACCAAAGAAAGAACACCATCTGGAGTAATACCTTTAATTTTATAGCGAGTTGATACAGTGATCAACTTCTGCATGATATCTTTGTTAATTTCTTCTGAGGCTACCGTAGCCAGCAGATCTACCACCGCGTTTTCTGAGTTCATCTGGTTTGCTTCCAGATCCTGCATAAACTCGGTAGTAAATTCTGTTTTCAGTTTACGAGAACCTACATTAACCTGCCATTTATCAAAATCCATGCTCGTAGTTGAAATTTCGGTGTTTGCATCTTCGAAATATTCAGGGGCTGCGCAATCACTATAGAAACGGATTTTGTTAGACATTACGCCTTTAAAAATTGCTTCCTCTGGAGTATTTGCATTCGCACTGACTACGCCAGCCTCAACAACCTGATAAACTACATTTTCAAAATCAAACAGGTCATCAACCTGATAGCTTTTTTCTTTTGCAAATTCTTCGATCCCTGCGCGGTCGCCTACTGCACCACCGTAAGTGGCAGCACTACGATAAGTCATCTGATTATCGCGGTTAAGATAACGGAGGCCATATAAAGCGCACATAGGCTGTTCGGTTGGCTGGATTGCTACCAAATCAGAGAAAATAAGGTTGTTTACTGCGCGAGTCAGCGCCAGCAATTGTGGGCGTGCTGTCTGGTTTGCTACCGACGTAGTGGACTCTCGCAGCAATTCAGTAAAATTGTGTTTTGTTGTCATTTCTATGAATCCTGTATTTGTCTATGGATATGATGTATTTATAAAAGAAAAGGGATTCCCGAAGGAATCCCCTAAAGTTATTTCTTGGCTACATTCTCAATAGAACGATTATTTTTATTAACCGCAGAATAAGCCATATCAGAGCGAATAATTGCATATGCAATAGCGAGTTTCAATTCATCATATTGTTTCTGGGTTAATTTAACATAGCCATTTGTTTTCTTGCACATGTTGATACCCCCGATGAATTAAATTAAGGTGTCGGTGTGATAGACGGGAATAAATTACCAAATCCGAAATTGGTATCGCCATCACGCTGGAACGTCATAACCAGATCAACAAATACCGGATCTGAATAACGATCAAACCGATCCGAACCAGTATCAACCATGAATGCCATTTTCACTTCATTAGAATTGGAAATAGCAGCATCTGCACACGCACCGAAAATAACCTGAGTATCTTTTGCTGTGTATGCATTAACCTGAATTGAGGTTGGTTTCATTATATCATTAGATAAATTAACCAATTCAATCCTACCGTTAAATGATGCAAGGCTATTGCCACCACCCAGATAAAAGATATTACCGCCAGGTGATTTTTGTATCCAGTCCATTAACATTAGTTTGAATCTGGCCTCAAATCGACCCTCTAGGTAATATTTTCCAGTTTCATAGTTTTGTCTGATCGGTGTCCATGTGATATGCGGTTTACCATTTACGGCATCTACCAACGTAACACCGTTACCCAGCTTAACAGAAACGCTGTCAAACGAACGAGGTAGCCAATTCCACGTATGCCCGTCTAAGTTAGGGATTTGTGGAATATTGAGCTTATTCAGGCGGTCATGCGCTCTAGCGGCCTCTGATTCAGCCGTCTTAGCTTTGTTTAGCGCATCAGTTGCTTTACTCATGGATTGTCCTGCCGTGGTATCAGCAACATCAGCAAGATTCTTTGCTGTTTCAGCCATTTTCACTGCATTACTAGCTGATTCCGAAATGACAGTATCACACGCAATAACAAAATCAACAACCGGATCAATCAACTGAGTGTTAATTGAATTGGAAATACGATCCACATCGCTTTCCATTAGAGCATTAGCCTCATTTCCGGTAAATTGTGTTATCTCACCCTGAACAAAGCCATTTTGCAATTGACGAATTTTTACAGTAGTATCCATTAAACTGACTCCTTACGGTTGACTAGGCTGAACAGTTGCTTCGATGTTTTCGATAACATTGTTCCATTTAACCGCGTTAAGGCGAGCTTTTCCGGTATCCTCGATCACCGTCGCAGCTAATCCCGGTTTAGCATGGAAGTTAGCCCATGTATTGTAAGCCAATGCACCAATTCGTTTTGCTGTGTCAAACTCAACTTCGTCAACCATCAGCATTGTGCGGAAAGGAACAAAGGATACATCTGGGTTATCTGCTTGTGACCAGTTACCGCCAGTAAATTCAACTTGCCAGCGTACCATATCACCATTAGGAATCTGATTAAGTCGCAATTTAGCGGACTTCGTTTTCTGGTTTTTCTGCGTTACATCCAACGGCATATTATAACGCGCTGCCATGTGTTCATGACCTAGTGTATCACGATGCCATGCAGTAGCAACGATCATAACCGGAATAGTCGCTTGTGTCTTGATAAAACTTACATCAAGCAATAATTCCATATCGTAACTACCTGATTTAGGCGCGATCCACCAGTGATCAGCATCGGCTTGTCTGTCCGGCTCTTTGATTCGTGGTGTACACCCATAATTATCATGGATTACATATTTCCACGGGATATAGAAAAATCCTGCATGTGGACTTGTTGCATCTAGCAAATTTTGTGAAGTTGTATAGACACTCGCTACGCGTGGAAACGCGAAAATCGGTGCGCCACCAGTATGATCACTGATTTGTAACCATTCGCTCCATGTGCCATTTGCTTTATCCAATGCCCTGTGATACATTACCCCTTCAATACTCGTGGCAATCTGGAGAACGTGATCACGACATGCATGAACATCTACCGACCCGTGGGTAATAACTCCATTAGGACGGTTAGCCGATTGTTCATCGTAACAGAATCGACCTTGTTTTTGCAATGAGTTTAGATCACGGGTACTCGGTGAAAGTTCAGGTAAGCGTGTGCCTAAACTGGTTAACATCGCCTCCTGATCACCTGTTAATCCCGCGCCACCACCGCCACCGGATTTTGACACCCACTCTGACCATTGACCGTTGTGTCGCATACGAGAATAGACACCACCATCAATAGAATGAACCACCTGAATAACGCTACTATCAACGACATAAACATCAGCAGACCCCTTATTAGCCATCATTGGAGGTTTACCATAGGTTGTATCACCTACAGGGTAACGGCCTTGATCTAACGTCGCATCAAGATTATTAACAGGGATTCCGGTTGTAGTCCATCGAACTTCTAAAGCCGTAAGACGTTGAGCGACATTAGCCAAAACATCAGGAACAGGAAATACTAATGATTCCTGTGTCGCATCAGAATATGTAACTTCAATCGTCCATTGTCTATCATCAGGTGACACCCTCGCTTCTAAACGAGCAATACCACGTCCGCTATCGCCCTTCTCACCAGGTGTACCCGCTTCGCCCTGAATAACCCAAGTCATATCGACCCAATGGGTATTTTCATACGGGGATTGCGCACTCGCTCCAGTCCAAAGCTGGAGTTTACTACCACAAACAATAATTGTTTTTAGTCGTTCCAGTTCAGGAAAATGTGTGGCAAAATATGCGTCTCGTTCCCCTTCATTTGCAAAACGATGGTTATTTTGTATTCCGCTAGGAACATTAGTACCGATTTGAACACCACCGGAACTACTACCACCTACGGAACCAGCATTAATGATCGCTTGTGGATTCAGCTTCATCTATTACCCCCGTTTTGCCAGATACACAGTAACGGTAGAATCATGTGACACTGATTTTACCTTAGCCCTAATAAATGACCATAATGTTTCAAACGCTCCACCGTCAGTTGCATATTCATTACCATCTGCTTTCAATTCTGAGATAGTGAACCAACCTTTGCCATCCAGAGAACCTTCTAAATCAGCCTCTGCAATGACTTTTTGCCCCTGTCCAGCACCTTCTACCGTCATTTGTACCGTCATATGCGTACTATGAATACAGCTTATTGGTGCAGACTCGGCGGGAGTTTTGGTCTTTATAAGTGTGTGCATCTATTTTTCGCTCCCCTTAGAAATATAGGCTTGCATCCTTATTTATATCAGGTTATAATACGCAAAAAAAGGGTAGACCCTTTCGGATCTACCCTTTGAAAATCTACACTACACTATCAAGTTATTGATCGGGCATTGCACCCGACCGGATTTTAGTTTAGAATGGATTAGCAGCCTTTCACCCATACGCGGCGGAAGTATGCGTTTTTACCCACGCTGTCTTTGCTCAACATACCGGAAGTGATGCGAGCAGCCGGAGACTGAGACTTGCTATCAGCGAACGGGTTGATGCCGATGCCGTAACGAGTTTTGAAGCCCAGAACCGGATGGAAGGACTGAGGATCAGTTGCACGCAGCGGAGTCAGAGCAACATACGGAGCATAGTAGATGCCAGCATCCATTTCGTTGTCGCCTTTGTAACCTACAGTGAAGTAGTCCTGACGAGCATACTGGTCGATGAATACTTTGTACTTACCAGCCAAAACACCAGCGAAAACTGCCTTAGTGGTGTCGGTATTCAGACCACGAGCAGCACCTTGCATTGCTACGCTAATACCCTGATCAGCAGATGCCAGGATGTTTACAACGTTACGGGAAGCAATGATGAAGTTACCAGCACCGCGACCAGTCTGACGAGCTATTTCAGCAGCTTCTTTGTCAATCTGATAGATCAGAGACTTGAAGGATTCACCCGCCCAACGAGCACCGCGAGTATCAATCGGATCTTGCAGGTCGAATACACCAGCTTTAGAACCAACGGTCTGAGTCATGCCAGTCTTACCAACCTGAGCGGTGAAGTTGATCACGTCAACGATTTCACGGTTGATTTCCAGCAGAACTTCGTTAGCCAGAATTGCATTCAGTTCGGCATCAGCGTCCATACCGTGAACAGCACGCAGATCCTGAGCAACTTCGATAGAATAACGGGCTTTCAGTTGGCGAGATTTCGCTTCAACAACCTGTTTGTCGATACGCATTGACATTTCGTTCCACGGGTTGTTACGAGAACCGTTAAAGCCTTCTTGCAGTTCCGCGATGGAAGTAGCCATACCGAACGCGATTTCAGCCAGTTTACCTTCTTCGATGAGTTTCATTACAACTTCATCTTCGGATTCCTGACCCTGTTTAGTCGGGGTAACAGCGCCAGCAGTAACGTTTTGCAGATATGCAATACCAGTTTCTGCGAAGGTGTGATGTACAATGTCACCCTGTGCAATCTGAGTGCTCATAGTCAGTTTAGCAAATGCAGTACCAGTTGGGGAACCTGTGGTTGCATCTTTAGCCGCAAGGGAGCTATGGAACGCATTCGGGGCATACATCGGATGGAATGCTTCTTTAGCTTCGGCAGCCAGCGGATCAGCACCGTATACGGAACGGATTGCAAAGATCTGGCTAGTCGGAGTGCTCATCGGCTGTACGCCGCAAATGTCGAATGCGATCAGGTTAGGGATAGCACGACGAACCATACCGATTACAGCCGGACCCACGTTGGTGATTGCACCGGAGGACTGACCAGCAGCGATCTTGTTAGCGTCGTAACCGTGGTCGCCAGCAACTTCTGCTTCGGTGATAAAGCCACCAAACGCTTCTACTACTTTCTCATCTTTATAAATCGGATCTACTGCAAAATCTGCTTCCTGAGATTCCAGAATTTTAGCAACCAGTTTCTGTTTAGATGCGGTTGCAATCTCCGGCAGTTTTTCGTTTTCCAGCAGCGGAGACCATTTTTCCATCAGTTCTTTGGTAGTTTTCATGTTTTTAAACCTTGTTTGTTGTTAACCTAAAGTATTTATAAAGTAGATCGAATTATATTAGATATAATTCAGGTAGCGAGAAACGCCAGAATCTACAGTTGCTTTTTTCTCTGATTCTTCGACAGATTCAACAATAACATTCAGCTTGTCGGCATCAGTATTTAGTGATTCTTCAATGTGAGATGGTTTTTCTTCTTTCTTAGCAACCATCTCAACAATTGCATTCAGTTTCTTATCAAAAGTCTCGCTATATTCCAGACCTTCAATCAGTGCAGTAACTTTTTCTTTCTGGGTATCGGACAGATCGCGAGTGCTTTCAGTAATAGCTTGCTCACGCTTCATGTCGCGAATTTCGCTTTCCAGTTGCAGCTTAGAATCAAAGAGTTCAGCAGTTTTCTCTTTTTCTTCTTTCAGTGCTTCGTCCAGTTCAGCAACCACGTCTACAGATTCTTCCGGCACTACAACATTGTGAGTAACGAATACATCTTTCAGGGAACCAATCAGGGATTCGCACAGATCCGCTTTAATATTACGGGTAACAGCTTCTTTATTTTCAGCCAGCCATTTAGCGCCTAAGTGATTCAGGAATTTATCTGCATCTTCGTAGAGTTTAGCTTCAATTTCGGTGCGAGCTTCTTCTACCTTTGATTCTACCAGTTCATCGGCTTTAGCAGCAATTTTCTCAATGTGACTTTCTGCCAGCGCAACAGCATTAGCCTTTACCGCCTGAGCGTAGATAGTACCAAAGTTTTCTTTTACTTCCGGCGACAGTTCGACGGATTCAAACAGATCATCGAGAGCAACATCGACAGTGATCTGTTTTGCTTCTTCGAGCAGCATTTCTTTCAGCATGGTTATAACCTTCTTGTTGATAACGTAATATTATTTATATCGTTTAGATAGCGCCTCTGCCAACGCCATAAACGCGTTATTATTCGATTCTACGATGTTTTCTTGTGGGGCTGTAGGGTTAGTCACTTTTTCGAGATTATCGATTTCTGGTGCGTCTGAGACGCTAGAATCAATATCTTCTGATTCAACCACTGGTTTGACCCACGCATCTGGAGCACTTGGACCCCAAACAACATCAACGCCAACCGTTAACACAAATCCTTCCTGTACAATATTGTAACCGCGACCAGAGTCTTTCAATCGACCCAATCCACGGGAGGAAACGCCAGGAATCCAGCCAGCGCGAATCAATGCCGCGAGTTTATCCCCGACCCCCTTATCGCCTTCAATAACACGGGCTTTACCCATTACGTTATTACCTTCCCACCATAATTTTTCAATTATGATGCAAGCATTAGCCGGATCAGGTGTTGCTCTCGCTGGATGATTCAGTTCGCCTAGAGCTTGATGTGTCTCAACTTGTTCATGAATGTATTTATTGACAGCCGTTTCCAGTACCGAACGAGGATACCAGCGTTTATTACGGTTTACTGTCTCGGCTTTCC